AGTCGAAGGCGGCCTTGGCCGCGGCGACGAGGTTATTGAACGCGGCGATCAAAGGCTTGAGCGAGGCGAGGACGGCGTCGAGCGCGGCGTCGACGATGCGGCGAAACGTCTCGCTCTTTTGGTAGGCGATCACGAAGGCGGCGCCGAGCGCGATGATCAGGAACGTGACGGCGACGATCGGGTTGGCGGCCATGGCCGTATTCCAGAGCCACTGCGCCGCGGTCGCGACCTTCTGGATGCCCGTCCAGATTTGGGTCGCCGCGGTGTAGGCCTTCATGACGCCATTCGCGACGAGGATCGCGCCGGAGATGCCGGCGACGACGCCGATCAGGATCTGGATCACCTTGACGTTGTCGGAGGCAAAGTCGGCCATCTTCGAGAGGAGAGGCAGGACGGCCGAGATGATCGGGATCAGCGCGGTTCCGAGGCTCTCCTGGAGCTCGGCCGTCTGGGTCGAGAGAATCTTCATCTTGCCGGCCGCGGTCTCGGCCGAGTCGGCCATCGCGCCGCCCGTCTTGTCGCCGAGCTCGTCCATGATCACGCCGAAGTCCTTCGAGGCCTTCGCCGATTCAGACAGTCCCGGGACGAGCTTCGCGAGCGCCGCGGTCTGGCCGGTGTAGCCCTTCGCGATCGCGGCCGAGACGGTGTCGAGGTCTTTGCCGGTCGCCGCCGAGATGTCCATCGCGTCCGAGAGGTAGCCTTGCGCGCTCGCGACGTCGCCGGTCGCGGTCGCGATCTTCTCGAGCGCCGGCCGGAGCTCGTCGTCGGCGACGCCCGTCGCGCGAGACTGCGCGGCGATCCAGTCCTCCGTCTCGGCGATCTGTTGCGCGGTCGCGCCGGTCGTGCGCTCGAGCGTGCCGGCGAGATGATCTTGAGCGGCCGCGTCCTCCATCGCGGCTTTGGCGGCGCCGACCGCGGCGAAGCCGATCGCGCCGAGCGCGGCCGCGGCCGGGAGCGCGGCTTTCTTGAGGCCGGCGCCCATCTTCTCCGATTTGGTCATCGTCGAGCCGAGCGCCTTCTCGGTCTTGGAGAGCTCCGAGATGGCCTGGCCGGCCTCGGCGCCGATCTTGATCAGGATGTTGCCAGGGCCGGCCACTAGAGGAGGCCGTGCTTCCGGTAGATGTCGGCGAGCGCGTAGCGGAACGTCTCGACGGCCTTCGGGCCGGCGCGCTCGACGGCCGGCTTGATCCAGTAGCCGGAGCTTGGCGGGACGGCCCAGTGATTGGTCGAGCCCTTCGGCCCTTGCTCGGAGCCCCAGACGAGCGAGCCGGCCGGAGCTCCTCGCCGGCCGACGCGGGTCGAGCCTCCGATCGAGACGGTCGGGATGCGGTCGCGCTTGACCTTGGCCGAGCTCGCGACGCGCGAGGCGACCGGGACGCCGCTCGAGGCCGCGCTCGAGTGGAGCTCGGAGACGAGCTCGCCGGCCGATTTCTCGGCGGCCTGGCGTATCTCGTTGTTGACGCCAGGCCGGAGGTCGGCCTCGACGCCGCGGACGGCCTGGAGCGTCTCCATGAGGCCTTCCATTTCGATCGAGAGGCCTCCGGTCGTCCTAGGCACGGCGCGAGCTCCTCGAGGCGAGGACGTCGATCACGGTCGCGAGGTCGTCGTCGTCGAGCGCGCGGAGCTCCGAGGGAGCCCAGCCGGTAGCGACGGCGAGCTCGATCACGCTGCGCCCGAAGCTACCGCGAGGGTAGGAGGGACGCCTTCGCTCTCCATGTCGACGCCGTCGACGGTCGGGAGCCAGACGTCGAAGCCTTCGGCGATGCCGAGCGCGGCGTGAGCGATCACGTGAGAGGCGGTGATCGGGTTCTCGGCCATGCCGCCGGCGATGCCGTGCCGGCGCGCATAGCTCTCCCAGGCGACGAGGATCGAGGAGCCGCGCTCGAAGTGATCCTCGCGGCCGTCGAGGTAGGTGACCGTGCCCTTGAGCCGGATCATCCCTTGACCTCCTTCGCCGTCCCCCTCCTCGAGCTCATCTCGACGCCGTCGACGCGGGTCGGAGGCCCGACGAGCGGGAGCTCGACGGAGGTCACGACCTGGACGGCGACGTCGCCGCCGACCTCCATCGGCACGATCTGGACGGTGCCGTTGTAGACGGTCGAGCCGGTGATCGGCGTCCAGACGAAGGCGACCTCGGCGAGCGCGTTGTCCATGAGGTAGTTGACGATGCCGAGCGGTTCCTCGAAGTCCTGAATCGCGTCGATGTTGAGAGCCCAGGCGACCGTCGTGTCCGGTGCCGGCTCGGGGACGGCGAGCGTCGGCGTACCGTCCTCGCTCGAGACGTCCGGGGTCAGCCGGACGGCCGCGGCCTGGTAGCTGAAGTCGTGCGCCTCGAGCGTGAGCGTTCCCGGCCCTTGGCGGGAGTCGGTGATCGGCATAGCTAGGCCTCCTGTTCTGGGACGGTGAACGTGTCAAGGATCTCGATCGCCGGCAGAGGCTCGGCGTTGACGCTCGAGCGATAGGAGCTCGGCCGGTAGGTGTTGACGCCGAGCGCGAGCGCGACGTCGTCGGCGAGCGCATAGACGCGGTCGACGGCGAGCGCAACGTTGAGAGGGTCGCCGGAGACGACGAGGACGGGGACGGTGAACGTGCGCGAGGAGAGGCCTCGGCCCTCGAGCGTCGGCAGGCCGACGAGGACGCCGGTCGGTTGCGGGTAGAAGGCGCCGGCGTCGCGGGTCGCCGTGATACCGGCCGCCTCGAGCGCCGCGAGGACGGCGTCGATCGCCCTCGTCGCGGCCGTGAGTGTCGCCGGCGTGCTCATACGACGGTCGGTAGTCGCCAGCGAAGCTGCCGCATGATCTCGGCCCGGTTGGCGCCGAGCGAGTCGAAGAGCATCGTCTCGTCGCCGTAGCCGGCGAAGCCGCTCGGCGAGTTGCGCGACTGGTAGGTGAGAGCGGCGGCCCGGATCGCGCCGAGCCGAATGTCGGCCGGCGGCGCATAGACGGGAGGCGCGGCCGTGTCGAAGTAGGACGGGTGGCGCCGCTCGACCGCGGCCGCCCAGGCCGCGGTCGAGAGCGCGAGGTTGTCGTCGCCGGCCACGCTCGACCCTGGGAGGTCGAGGTAGCCGGCGACGTCATCCGGGGTGAGCCAGTCCGGCATCGGCTCTTAGGTGTCCTTCTTCTGCGCGCGAGCGGTCGTCAGGAGCGCGCCGGCGGCGAGCTTCATCACCTCGCCGGCGTAGTCGACGTCGAAGAGGCCTTCGCCGACGACGGCGAGCTCGACGTTGAGCGCGCCGATGGCGTTCGCCGTGAGGCGGACAGGGTCGGTTATGCGGACGTCGAGCGCCCTCTTCGATGCGAGGTACTGGTCGCCGGGAGCGAGCGAGCCGGACACCTTGATCGGGAGACCGGCGAACGAGCTCGAGAGCTCGCCGCTTGTCGAGACGTTGCCGGCCGCGGCCGAGGAGTCGAGCGCCTTCGTGTCGGCGAGCTCGCCCCACACGTCGGGAGCGACGAGGATCACTTGAGGCGCCTTGTCGTTGACGTCGAAGTAGGTCGCGATGGCGGTTCCGAGCGTCGAGTCGGAGCCGGCGACGGTGAGCGAGAGGAGCCCGGCGATCTTCGTCTCGACGTCGAGGTGGAAGTCCTCGACGGCCTCGGCGTAGATGGCGTCGATGACGTCCGGGCTCGACCGCTGGACGACGACGTAGGGGATGGCGCCGGCCCAATCCCACCGCTCGACGTTGGCCGAGTCGGAGCCGATGACGACCTTCGTCGAGTGAGCGTCGTCGTCGACGGTCGCGGCCCACTGTCCGTCCGGTCGGGTCGTCCAGCGGGGCTTGTTGACGGCGAGGCCGACGCCCGGGAGAGGCCGGCCCTTGAACGTCTCGTAGAGCGGTTGCGGGACCTCCTTGCCGCCCATGACGCTCTTCTCGTAGCTCGGCGGGAGGACGCCGGAGAGGTCGGTCGAGATGCTCTCGACGAGCGCGGCCTCGAGGTAGCGGCGAGCGTCCGGCTCGCCGTGCTGCGCCCTCACGATCAGCGAGACGAGCTCGCCGGCGAGGAGCTCGCGCTCCGGTGTGCGGTCGCGTGCGGCGAGGATCACAGGCGCCGCCGTGGATGCTTCGATCATCGGATCGTCTCCTTCGGGTTGTGCCGGCGGCGCCGGCGGATCGGGTTCGTCCTCGAGCGGGAGCTCGGCCTCGCCCGGCATCGGAGGCTCGTCGGCCTCGGCCGCGAGACGCTCGAGGAGGGTGCCCACGGACGCCTTGAGCTCGTCGGCCTCGGCGGCGACGCGGGTCACGGTCGCCGAGGAGAAGGCGCCGAGCGCGAGGAGGCTCGTCTCATGGACGAGCGCCCGGGTCACGTTGAGGACGCCGTCGGTGCCTTCGGTCGCCTCGACGACCTCGGCGCCGATCGAGAGCGAGCCTCGAGAGCCGCTCGCGGCCTGAACGAGCGCCGTGTCGCCGTCCTGGGTCGGGTCGATCGTGAATCGTGCGAGCGCGTTCGTGTCGCCGTCGACGAGCTCGGCGAGGACGCCGATCGGCCGGCCGCGGTCGTGGTCGACGAGGAGCGGCGTGCGAGCCCTGGCGAGCTCGATCGAGCCGGGAGCGAATCGGTAGCGCTTGCCCTGAATGACGCCGACCTCGCCGTAGGGGACGGCGACGCCCTCGATCGTGCGCTCGGAGAGGTCAGCGGCGACGAGGTCGAGCTCGAATCGAAGCATGGTCACACCTTCCCTGGAGTGAGGTCGGGAGACGAGCTCGCGGAGATGCCGAGGAGCGAGCGCGCCTCCTCGCGGTCGATGAGGCCGGCGCCGAAGAGCGCGATCGCGTACTCGGAGGCGGCCGTAGGATCGGAGCGAAGGAACGTCTGCACGTCGAAGGCGATCGCCTGGCCGCGCGGCGTCACGTCCGGCGCCGAGAGCGTCGCCTCGATCGTCGCCAAGTGCGGCGAGACGGCGTCGACGAGCAAGAGCGATAGCTGCTGCGAGAGGTTCGCGTAGAGGAGCGCGCTCGCGTTGCCGGACGGGCTCGCGCCGATCATCGCGACCGGGACGTTGAAGAGCCGCGCGACGTCGGTCGCGACGTTCGCCCTCGCCTCGACGAGTTGGAGCTCGCCCGGGTCGAGCGCTTGCTTCTCGTACTTGACGCCCTCGAGCCAGGCGAGGCCGTACTTGCGGCGCCGCTCGGCGAAGTCGGCGAGGTACTGCTCGGCCTCCTCGTCGGAGAGCGAGAGGCCGCTCTCGTTCGTGAGCGTGCCGGCCGGGAGCTCGACGCCGGCGAAGCGGCGCGCGGCGAGCTCGAGCTCGAGCGCCGCGGCCAGGCATCGGGCGCCGGTGTCGAGGACGCCCGGGATCGGCGAGTCGAAGCGGATCACGTCGCCGATCGGGACGACGCCGTCGACGCCGGCGATCTTGTAGCCGGTGAGGATCGAGTAGGCGCCGCCGGAGCTCTTGACCTCC